CGACAAGGCGGCGCGTGACCGCTCATCGTCTTCCAGAACGCCGCCTTGTCGTCGTAGGACATCCTATCGAACGCCAGGCCCGTCGCTGGATTGAACATCCGGGGCGTGAAGCCCGTGAATAGCTCGGCATCGCAGGAGTTCAGGCCCGCCAGCGTCAGCTTCACCGTGGACCCCCACGTGGCCAGCACCAGGCCCCCGTCAGGGTACACGCCCAGCAACGCCACATAATGACCATTGTATGGGTTCGGCGTGGCGGGCGCGTCCCACACCGTCGTCCCGTCAGGCGTGAAATTGTTGATCCAGGCAGTCGGCACTGACAACGCCAGACACACGAACCCCATCGTGGCGATGGCCCCGTACACGCTCTGTGTGTCCAGCCCGATGTCCAGGTGGTCGTACAACACCGCCCCCATCGGGTATTGCGGCGATCCAACCGGCGGCGTCCAGGATGTCCCGGCGATCCCGTCTGGCGGCGCCCAGATCTGACCGCACATCTCGTGCTCGTCCGTCCCGTTGTCGCCGCCGGAGTCCGCCAGGTATTGCTTCTCCAGCGCCGCCACGTCGCACACCGAGGCCATGCCAGTCGCCCGCCACGTCAACACGTTGTCCACGTGCTCCGCCATGGCTGGCCCGCAGATCCCCAGCCTGTCGTTGCCGTCGATCGGGATGATCTTGTCGTCTGTCACGTACCAGCCCACCGGCGGCGTCACGCTGGGCCAGCTCACCTGGGCGCCACGCAGGGCGAACCGACGCCGCATGTGGCGTCGTGGGATGAAGTGGGCGAAGTGACCGGCATTCGGCAGCTCGACACGGTGGGTCGTTGCGATCTGTGCCATGACTATTCCTCGTTGATTGGTTTCTTGAGTTCGCGCCGCAACCGCTGCAAAGCCCGCTTGAGTTGGTAGACCGGCGTGGATCGATGGATGCCAGATAGCTTGGCGATCTCGGCGAACGTCCAGCCCTGGACCACTCGCCGCTCCAGGATCAGTTGGTCCTGGCACCCTAGCCGCCGGAACGCCGCCATGACGGCGGGGTCCTCGTCCTGGCCCGGCAGGCAGCGGTCGAGCTCCCCGTCAAGCCAGCGCCGGCTCCACCGGATCAACGATTTCAGGTCGTCCAGCACCGTACCCCTCACCGTCAACGACGCGAAGGGGTGGAACGGCGGTCTGCCATCCCACCGCAGCGCTGCCAGGCACAAGCCCCAATGGGCGGCTGAGTAAATCGCGTCAGTGTATCTTGGAAAACGGCGTGCATATCCACTTGCAATCATGTGAGCCATAGGCAGCCAGCGGATCACTAGCTGCTGCCGCTCTGCGGTCAACTTGGTGCGACCGCCATTCGTCCGCATCGCTCCTTCACCATGGGTCGTCTGATAAGATCCTGTGCTTCAGCTTGCGCACGTCGCCCATGAACGCCAGCCAGGCGTTGGCCCGCCCCGTCAGCGCCATGTAGTTCTGGAGGAACGTGTCCCCGCTCGCCTGCGTGATCTCGGCTGGCGTCCGCCCCTGCCGTCGCATCATCCAGTACATGTAGACCATGCCGCACCCGATCGGCGGCTTGTGCACGTCGTCCTGCCAGTTGCGGTTGAGGAAGTTCGGGCACCCCGCCGCCTGCCAGGACGGACCCGTCTGCCAGGGACGCATGGCGCCCAGCGGTCCGCCCGTCAGCAGCTCGGCGTGCCACCGGCTCAGCGCCTCCCCGTTGGACCACCCGCAGTGCCATCCCTTGTTCTGCTCGCCCTGGAAGCACTCCGACAGCTCGGCAATGAACAGGGCCAGCTCCACGCGCGGATGGTCAAATGCGGCATCAAGGTAGATGGCGCCGCCATCGCCTGGGTCGAACGTGCAGCCGAAGTGCATGGCCCCGCCCGTCCCATCGTGCGTGTCGCTCAGCCCCATGATGGAAGCCGTCACCGGATGCCCCTCCGCCGTGCCCCCGAAGAACCCCTGCACGGCGTGGTAGGCCATGTCCACCCCAGCCAGCAGCATCTCGGCGCATTGCAGCCCCTTCTCGCCCAGGTTCGGGTCGTAGGCCACTTCCACCATGTCCGTGGCCCCGACCACCGTGAACGTCGTTGCCGGGAAGCTGTCCCCAGGCAGCATCTCGGCGAAGCGCGGCGGCACGTCGCCCAGCCACAGTCCCCTTTGGCAGCTCATAGCCCCGCGTCCTTGGACAGCTTCAGCACGTCCATCAGAACCGTCACGGCGTTCGTCAGGTTCTTGTTCTTCATCTCCGCCTGGATGTCCGCCCACAGCTTGGCGATGTCCGCCTTGATCTGCGGGTCCTCCGCCTTCTTCTCCACCAGCAACAGGATCTGCACGATCTCTGACCAGGGCATCACAATCCACCTCCCCTCAGCCGACGCGCCGCACCCGCAATTTCGCCCGACGGACGTTGCCACGATACAACATCTTGGACATCGGCATCAGGTGCCGGCGCACGTGTGCGATCTGCTTCTGGGTCAGCGGCTTGGGCTGGTGGCCCGACGGCATGGCGAAGCCTGCCTGATGGGCGTACAACCCCTGCCAGATGCCTGACCCCGGCGCCGCGAAGTTCATCTCCATGCTCACGCCCCACACCCTGCCGACCGAGTTCATCGCCGGGCGGATGTAGGGATGCGGCTTGATGAATCTTGTACCGAATTCCTGAAACAGTCCGTAACTCGCATCCACATGTATCATTAACGTCTTATCGGACTGGCGATACGTGTAGCCGATGGTGGACCGCAGGTAGCCCGTGTCCACCGGCGCCAGCGCCCTTGCCCTGGCCACGATCAGCTCGCCCGTCTGCCGCATCTTGGCATCGATCTTGTTATCGACGAACGACTTCACGGTGTTGCCGAACCACTGGAGCTTCGATGGTGCCGAGACGAGTCCGAACATCAGTAGTGATGCCATTTTGCCATGTGACGATGGCGATAAGGCTCAGGGTGCTCGCCTTGAGCTAGGGCAACCTTGGACGATTGGCGAGCATGTTTCTTTATGCGAATCGCCAAGCCAGACCTCGAACAGCCAGTCCAGACACCAGGAATCATATTCATGGGCGTCTGGTGATCTTCCCAGTTCCGAAGATGACGCCAGGAACGAGGACCAGTGTTGTAGCTTCGACTCATCAGGTAAACGTGCATGTAGCGCTGGTCAACGCGAAGTCGTTGATCTGGGTGGCATTGGGCAGGGCGTTATTGTTGGAGAAGCCGACGTTATTGAGATCCCACAGCAACAGGTCAAACATCCCGCTATTGTTGGTGACGCCCTTCACCTGAAGCTGGGTGCCGGTCTGCCCACCGTACTGGGTGTTGTACAGCAGGACCATTTGAAAGAAACTGCTCGTTTGCCCCTGGAATGCGTCTGCCCAGACCTGGCTGCCATTGCGGTTGACGTGGAAGCCGAAGGTGTGGACTTTGCTGCTGCCGGTGAAGGTGAACGCCCCGCCGTTGCCGACCTGGGTATTGTCATAGGACACGCTGCCGACAACGCTGTCGCCGACCTGGATGTGGGGGCTGTTGCTGCTGATGACGCCTGCGACGAAGCTGAAGTTGACTGACATCTCACGAATTCCTGCGGCGCCGGATACGGCGACCGTAAAACTCGTTGCCGTCCGCATCCCGGTATAAAAATCTGCACAAGCAATTTCCACCGCATTCTGTCTGACCAATGGGTGGAAGTGTGCCAATTGCAACCCAACCCATGTCTGCCAACGGCGGGCAGTCGTCGCAATGCTCCGTTCCTGGTTTGCCGAGCACGCGGCATTCCTGCTGGAGCACTCCGGCACGGCGGACGGCAGCCCGCTCGACCTCCTGGGCAGCGCCGACGGCGCTGTTGCCGTACAGCTCGAACCTGGCGGCGAACTCGGGACCGCTGTCACCCGGCTCCGGCGGCGCCCCGTCTGGCAATGGCGGGCTGATCGGCTGCGGCGGATTGACCAGCATCTCCGCGTGGAAGCGGTTCAGGTACATCTCCTGCCGCTGGACCTGCCGCTCGACCTCAGCAAGATCGGCGACGCCCAGCGGCTCCGGTCCGCTGAACGCCATGGCCCCCGCCAGCACCAGTTCCCTGACAAACCCCTTGGCCCGATTGAACAGCCGATCCAGATGCTGGCGGACGGCTCCTAGCAGAGCCCGCTCTGGCTGCCGCCCATAGGCTTTCAGGAACACCATGGCCTCGTGGTGGAACCACGCCCGTCCGTACTCGCGGATGTCCTCCAGGATCGCCAGCCGCTGCTTGCCGGTCAGGCGTCCGGCACGCCACCGCTTGGTCCAGCCCCGCTGCCGCAGGCAGTGCTGGAGGATGGCCTCGGCTGATCCCGCCTTGTGGGTTCGCTGGTGTCCGAAGCGCCGCGCAAGGTCCTCGCCCCCGGCGCTGCGGCGATGCCTCTCATCAGGGTCCACGACGATGATCTTCGCCCGGTTGATGCCAGCCGCCTTCATCGCCGCGACCCGATGGTGCCCGTCATCCAGCAGCAGCTTGCCGTTGATCCTGAACGCCACCGGCAGGTTGCCGGTCGTCTGGGGACCGCTGCGGGACAGCTCCTCCAGGTTGGCCAGGATCGCGTCCCGCCGCACCGTCTCCTGGACGACGTGCAGGTCGTCGATGGGCACCATCTGCGGCGTCCCGTGCTCCGCCCACTCGGGCGTGGTCCGCTCGCCCGTCAGCAGGTCCAGCTTGCTGATCTCGGCGATGGTGGCCATGTGCCTGAAGAAGTGCCGCACGCTGATGTACCTGCCATTGTCCTGGGGCAGCCCGAAGTAGCTCACCGTCTCCATGGCGGCTATGCCCCGCTTGGCTGCCTCGATGGCGGCGGCGTTGGGTTGGTCGTTGTCCGAAACGCCCAGGTCGGCGTCCTGGCGGGCAATCTCCGCCCACACGTCATCCATGATCGCCAGGTCCTCGTCCGTGAAGTCGGCTTGCTCGATGGCTTCGGTCATGCCTTGGCTTTCGCTGCCTTGGCCTTCTTGTAAGCGTCCCAGACCTGCTTCGATTGGCTGCCATCCTTGAGGTCGAATGACATTGCCATTCCTTCGCCGTGCTCTTTCCACCAGGCAGCACCTTCAGGCGTCTTCATCAGGTCAGATACCGTTTTTGCGCTTTGAAGCGCTTCAGGCAGCGGCTCATTCATTTCTTTTGGAAGCGGTCCGTCATATCCAAATCTAGCCCATGTATAATAGCCATTTTGACTTTTGCCGCGAGAGGCATGACAGACGATCCGATCGATTCCCAGCGCAGAAGCTTGCTCGACCATCCGATCAAAAACATCTGTGCCAATACCCTTGCCTTGATGGTTCGGATCGACCTCAAACAATGAAGCCTTCAAGATCAGTTTGGTTGGATCATCCTCATCTATCTTGATGACCCTAGCCAGATTGTATTCATCAGTTCCGCCCTGGATGCTGATTTCATAGCTTTTCGTGGACACCATAAATTCGCCATCGTGAAGGCCAGAGAGATTAGCCAGTTCTTGCTCATTCACTTCCTTGCCAAATACTTTCGCGATATTCTCTTTGTCTTTGTCAGCTAATTTTCTCTCACCGCGTTTCATAGCAATCTGCGCGGCGGACGGCTTTGGCCCTGACAATAATTCTTTTGCCTGAGATTTCTTCTTGAACCCCGCCTCCTCCAGCCCCTTCTTGAACCCCTCGACGTACTCCTGCCGCTCGCCCTTGTGCTGCTCCCGCAGATCCTGCCGCTCCTGCCGGCGCCGCTCGGCAGCCTCCCGCCGGCTCTCCTCTTGCTCCCGCAGGATCGTCTGGCGGTACTCGGCGTGCTCCGCCCGCAGGCTCTCCAGGTCATCGGCGTGGTCGCCCTCCAGCCCCTTGGCGGCGGCGGCATGCTCGTCCTTCAGGTCCTTGACCGCCTGATCGTGCTCGTCCCGCAGGTTCTCGCGGGCTGACTGGTGCTGCTCCGCCAGCGCGTCCACGTCGCCCGTCTGCTCGTCCATCAGCTCCCGCATCTCCCCTTCGTGGCGTGCGGCGGCTTCCTTGGCCTCTTTCTCCGACAGCCCCTTCATCTCGTCGGCGTGAGCTTCGCGCAGGTCCCGCTGGGCGTCGGCGTGATCCTTGGCCAGATCCCTCTTGTCGCCGCGGTGTTCGCGGTCCAGGTCGCGGTGCTCCCGGGCGTGGTCACGCTCCTGCTCCTTCAGCTCCCGGGCATGGTCCCTGCCTTGCTCCTTCAGCTCGCCCCGATGCTCGCGCAGCCGGTCCTTCCGCTCCGCAGCCTGATCCTCCACCAGCCCCTTGCGGTCGGCGTGGTGCTCGGCGTGGTGTTCCTTCCGGTCCTGGCGGTGTTCCTTCAGCATCGCTGCCCGCTGGTCCTGGTGCCGCTGTCGCATGGCGGCAAGCTCGGCGTGGCCCCGCTGGCGGTGCTTCTCTAGCTCCGCCTTCTTCTTGCCGCGGCGGTCCATCTTGGGCGGCTTGGGCGCGGCATGCCCCTCATGGGCAGGATCGGTGAAGTGGCCCTCAGCATCGTGATGGGGATTGCCTTGGGCAGACCTGGACTGAGGCTGAGCTTCGTCAGTACGGTCAAACTGGATTCCATGGTCGCCTTCAAACGGCAAGATATGGGGATCGCCGCCGATCCAGATTTCCTGCGGAATCTCGTCAGTAAATGCGTCACATGTCAATGGATCGTCAATGTGATAGTGAATGCAATTCATGCAAGATGGCATAACAGGAGTCATCGCTAGCTTTTGGCAAACACCTCGTTGATGATCTTCTGGAATGCGCCCACGACCTTTTTCATGTTCTTGCTGGCTTCAGGATGCAAATCTGTTGTCTTGCTTCGCTCGTGGTAGATTGCCGAGAAGGTCTCGGCGAACCGTTCTCGCGAATTGGTGGCGGCATACTGAGAAAGACCAAGGCCAACAAAAGCTTTCTCATCCATACCTGCCGGAGCATTCTTCTTGAAAAGGTCTCGCAGCTTCTTGCGAGCGATGGTCATCTCTGGAGAGAATGATCGGTCCATCCAGAAATCGACCGCATGTCCGAACTCATGTGTCACAATAGAGGCTGCACTACCTGAGTGAAGAAAACCGGTGACGCCACTGGCCTGGATCTTGGCTCGTTGAGCCTTGTCATTGAAGAATTTAGGATTGAACACCAATGTTTGATTGGGGATGTCATAATAAGCAGAACAGTTCGATTCATTGATGTCTGGAGGATTTCCAAAGCGTCCGCTGATGCCCTTGATAGACTTGGCTACCTCGTTGTAGTTTCCAGACATCCGGTCAAGTTCAGTGCAAATATCATTACAAGAATCAACACTGAGATCGCCAGGTTCAAACTTGGCGTTAGGAAAGGCTTTCTTGGCCCATGATTCTGCGTGCTTCAAGGTCTTGAACTTCCCAGCAGGCACATCCGCACTGGAATCGTCGTCACTAGGAGCGGCGTCTTGTTGTTGGGCAGAATGTCCTTTATCGCTGTCATGATCGCTGGATTCCCATTCCTGACGATGACTGTCCAGCAGCTCCCTGTGTTCTTTGGCGTGCTTCTCCTTGAGCTTTGCTATCTCGTCTTCATGGGAGTCTTGCTGCTGTTGATGCCAATCAGCAGCCATTTTCTCGCGAGCTTGATCTAGTTGATCTCCCTGATAACTACCTTTATTCCATGAGTCCTGTTCGCCCTTGACCTTCTTGGCCAGGTCTTCTCTTTGCTTCTGGTGCTTGGACTCCATTTCCGCAAGCTCGCGTTTATGACGCTTGCTCTGCTCGATTCGCTCCTTATGTTGGCGATGGTGAATGCCTGAACCTGACTTGGCTGACGCGTGACCCTCTCCACCCTTGTGGGTGAAATGACCGCCCTTGTCGTGGTACGGGTTCCCCTCGCCCCCACGCGTCAGGAATCCCAGCGCGCTCCGCCCCAGTTCGCCCTCGCCGGGTCCGCCGCCAAGTCCCGCCATCTCTCGCATCATCAGCCGTGCCGTGCTCCGCAGCAGGTCCAGCTTAAACTTGGCGCTGCCCCGCACCGCTGCCGGCAGCATCGGGGCCAGGTTCAGGATCGGCGCAACGACGTAGGACGCCTTGCAGGCTGCCATGAACACCGAGTCCGTCACCGGGAACGTGTTCCTGGCGTCCACCATGTAGTCCACGTATTTGGCGATGTGCTCGCGGTCCACCAGGCTCTTGAGGCTGTCCTGGCTGAACACCCCGCCCAGCCCATGCCGGTCCGCCAGCGCCGCCAGGGCGTGCCCCTGCCGCCGCGCCAGGGATGCCAGGTCTTGCTTGAGCCGGCTGCCGACCTTCCCCGGCTTGGCTGGCTTGGCTGGCTTGGCGGCGGCGTGGCCCTCACTGCCAGGCTGCGTGAAGTGGCCTTCGGCATCGTGGTGCGGGTTGCCCTTGGCGGATCGGAACGACCTCTCCTGGCCATCCTCGTCGTCCCAATCATCTTCCTCGTCGTCCCACGTCACCTCCACGTCGCCGCTGGCCCAGCCATATTTCTGCTCGTAGCCACTTCCAAGTTCGTCGCCATCATCGTCTGCCGCTGGTGTCCCCAGACGCCGCTCCACGTCGCGCTTGCGCTCTTCCTGGTAAAGCTCGGCATCCAGCACCAACCGCCCGTCATCCCGCGTCACTGCCCTCGTGATCCGCATCGAGGACCCGCGATCCATCAGCACCTCGAACTCGTCGGCATCCGACAACCCGTGCATGCTCATGCCACGCGAGCCAGCCGGCACCTTGATCCGCAGCAACGCCGAGTTTCCCTTGTTCCGCTCGCTCCCCGTGAAGCCCTCAGCGATCTTCGGTCGCATGGACATGGACAGGAAGCCATTATCCTTAACGGTGGCCCCCTCCGCGTTGTCCCTGTCAATCCCGATGGCGTGCAGGTCGCTGATCCCGCGATAGCCGACGATCGGCTTCTCGATCCGCGACTGGCCCATCGCCTGATCCATGCGGTCGATCTGCGACTGGGCCAGGTCCTTCTTGCTCGCCGCGATCGTCCCCTGCCTCAAGAAGTTGTTGATCGGCACATAGGCATTCTTTGAATACGACTTGATCGCCCTCTTCTGGTCCCCAGAGAGCGATGGTCGCCACAGCTTGCTGATCTCCCAGAGGAAATAGCGAACCTTGTCGTTGGAGTGATTCTCGTCGGCGAAGTCCGTTGCCTTGGAGTGCTTGTCGTGCTCCTGCTCGTGGCCAGCATGCCCCACGCCAGCAGGATTGGTGAAGTGGCCCTCAGCGTCATGATAGGGGTTGCCCTTGCCGTTGCGCAGGGCTACCTTTGCCGCCACCAGAGCCCGCAGGATGCGGACTTCGCGGTCGTCGCCAACTTCAACCGGTCGAATCACTCGGCAACCTCGTCGAACTCTTCGTCGTCAGGCTCTTCGTCATCTTGTTCTTCTTCGTCTTCTTCTTCGTCGTTGTCGTCGTCGTCTACCGCCTCATCTTCTTCGTCTTCTTCCTCTTCAACCGCCTCGTCCACGTCGAAGCCTAGCACGTCCATCAGGAACTGCGGGGATATCGGCTTGGGGTCGTCGTTGTCGCTGATCTCGTCGTCGGCATCTTCGGTCCGCCAGTCCGGCTGCTCCACGTCAGGACCGCCGAAGATCAGGTCCACGCCCAGCAGCGGCTCCTCGTCGTCGTCTTTGCTCATTTGGGTGCCCACTTACTGAAGACCGTCGGGTGGATGTAGCTCTTGAGCGCCTCGGCTGGCTTGTTACCCAGCAGACCGGAGACCTCCTTGGCGATCCCCATCACGCGCTTCTGGTGGCTCTTGGCGTCCTTGGACGGTGCCTTGTCGGCGTCAACCAGGCTCTTGGCCATGCGGGTCGCTGCGCTGGTCCTGAAGTCCTTGGGCGAGAAGGCACCGCCGTCCAGCTTGGCGGTGAAATCGCGGACCTGGTTATACGACACCTTGAACAGCTTGGCATCGTCCTTGTCTGCCGCCTTCTTGCGTTGCAGCAGCATCTTGGCCAGCTCCTTGTTCCTGACTAGGTGGTCGTGGTAGACGCCCTCCTTGCCGACGAACTGGAGCCGCACGCCCTCTTTGGTTTCGACCACATGGCGGGCCTCCAGGGTCGTCGCGCCGTACGCCTTCGCCTCCGCCTTGGTGTCCACCTCTGAGCCCGGGCGGGTCGCCTGCTCCTGCATCAGCCAGGCGCAGTCAGCCGCGTCCTTGGTGCCCTCGTCCTTGCGGGCTGCCTGGATCTCCTGCTGGAGCTTGCCGTGCTGCTCGATCATCTCCAGCACGCGGTTGAACTTGACCGCCGCCGCCCTGGCATCGAACGCCTCGGATGTCAGCATCTTGGGACGCCCCTTGGCGTCCTTGGCTGTCACCAGCACCTCCGCCTTGGGATCGACGCTGACTTGCACGTCGGTCCAGCTCGGGGCGATCATCGACGGGCTGACGTGCGACGGCGCCTTGCTGCCGTCCGCCATCTCGATCCGGGCGTCCTTGCCGGTGCCGACCCGCTTGGCTGGGGCCATCTCGCCGCGGACCGGGCGGGCCTTCTCCTTCTTGGGCTTGGCGCCCGCCTTGGATTCCTTGGCGGCAGGCTGCCGCTGCTTGGAGGCGTCCGGCTTGGCCTTGGCCTGCTTGGGCGCGGCTGGCGCCTTCGGCGCGGCATGCCCGACCCCGCCGGACCCGGTGAAGTGGCCCTCCTTGTCGTGGTAGGGGTTGCCGCCCTTGGGGCTGAAACGGGATTGCTCATCGCTGGCGTTATCTTCCTCTTCAGAATCATCATCGTTGTCAATGAATGACCATGCCGTGAATTCTACCTCATCTGGCTCAGCCCAGGCGAACCTGTCAGCAACGCCGCTCACTGGACTGGCTCCACAATCATGGTTCGCGGTCGATACTTGGTGGCATCCTTGAAGCCGCGCACGCGGAACGAGGTTCCCCTGGGCAGCACCATCTCAGACTGCGGTCCGCCGACGAAGAATGCTTTGTGCCCCTTGGGAATATGGACCTCGATGCGATCGCCGCCACGCGCCCAACTCCAATCCTGCCGCAAACTGACCGAGGTGTATGCCTTGTCCTCGAATGTCGCGCCTGGCTTGATCTTTTCCGGGTCGATCTTCATATCCTTAAAAGATGCATATCTCACACCAACGACATCTTCGGGGACCGGCGTCTTATCCATAAGCGAATCCATGCCCTTGATGCAGCGTTGAATGCCCTCTAACTTCTCAGGAGTAATTTTTTTGCTTGGTTTCCGTAAATAGTTGTTCGGAAATGTCGATTCTGTGACATAGCCAGCCATACCTTTCATTTCTTCTTTTGTGAACAATCCTTGCTCCATTCCTTGTTCTTGCCAGGCATAGCCGTAATGTTTCTCGCCCCATTCAAAAACATCATGTTCGGTGTCCAGCTTGGTTGCTTTTAAGTCGAGCAATTTCTGGTCTTCCCGCTGTCGCTCCAGCAACATGCCTCGCTCGAAGTCATGCTTCGTCTTGAGTTCCGCTTTGGCATTCTCTTCGCGCTGCTTCGATCCTGCAATCCAATCAGCCATTTTTTTCCGATCAGCATCCGTTTTTGCTTCCTCTAAATTTTTTTGATCCCTCTCACGATATATTTGATATTGTTTATCTATTCTGGCGACTTCTTCCTGATGTCTCTTTCTCATCTTGATCCTGGATTTCTTGTGCTCAGATCGAAGGTCGGCAAGGTTATTGGGAATCTGATCTTGCCGACCTGAATCGCTGGCGGCTTCTTCATGCGAATCCCCGGAATCATCCTCGGCAGACGTCTCGCCTGTCTTCTCATGCCGCGCATCATCGCCCGATATACCCCGATGCTTCTGTCTCTCTTTGCGGTGGCGATCGATGATCTCTTCCCGTTCCTTGGCATGCTTCTTATCAAGTTCTTCATGCTCGTCGTCGTGAGCAGAAGCCATGCCCTTGCGCGTCCCAGCCTTGTAGTCTTCCGCTTGCTCCCTGGTCATGAATCCTTTCTGGATCAGGCTATCCCAGTCTTCCTGCATCGAGTTCAGTCGCTTCTCGACTTGCTCGCGATCCTTGGCATGCTTCTGGTGAAGCGACTCTTTCTCCTCCCGTTGCCGCTTGCCCGTGGCGTGCCGCTCATCGCGATGCCTGCCACGCAGGTCGCTCATGCTTGGCGGCTTAGGCGCGGCGTGCCCGACTTTGCCTTGGCTCGTGAAGTGGCCTTCCTTGTCGTGGTAGGGATTGCCTTCGCCCTTGTTGAACCGCAGCAGATCCAGCCAGCCGTCATCGTGCCCGTTGCCGCTGGCGATGTCTGCTTCCAGTTGGGACAGCGCCCGGTCGATGGCCAGGTCCACCATGGACCGCCCCTTGACGAAGCGATCGTCGTCCATCAGCGACTCATCGTACTCGCTGGCGGGCTCCTCCCCAGGCGGCTCCCCGCCAGCAGGCTCCTCTTCCTGGCTTGCCGCCGGCTCCCCGCCGCCCTCCTGGTCGCCGAAGTCCTGGTCCTCGCCATCGTCCATGGCGAACTCCTCGTCGCCGCCCTCTTCGCCCCCGCCCAGCGCCTGCTCATTGGCAACCTGCTGACCCTCGACCGCCGTCGCCTGCTGGGTCAGCGACATCTGATGGTTGGCCTGGATCATCGATGGCTGGAGCACCGAGCTGCTCATCCACGGCTCGTCGCCCCAGGGCACCGGCGGGAACTCCGTCTCGGCGTTGGCCTGGTTGATCGTCACCGTCCCGTTCTTCAGCTTCATGTCGAAGATCCGCGCCGTCCGCTCCTCATCCTCGGCGACGGCGCTGTCGAAGGCGAAGAACAGCCTGGGGTCCCAGCGCCGAGCGATCCGGGTCAATGTCGTGGCGATCATGTGGCAGCGCGGCTCGATGGCATCCTCCGCATGCTTGGCCTTGGCTGCCTCGATGTTGGCCAGGTTCGTCTCCGTCGTCATCATCGCGGGCGGCACGCCGAAGGCGTTGCAGATCCGCTCCATGTCGTACTCGCTGATCTGCATGGCAGCCAGGTCCGCCGGGCTGTAGCTGATCGGCGTGAAGTCCCAGGAGCCGTTGGTCACCAGCAGCCCGCCGGCGCCCGCCGCGGCGAGCTGGCGGTTCATGTCCTGCTGGTAGCGCACCCGCTCCGCCTCCCCGGGCGGGAACGTCGGGTCCTTCGGAGACATCACCACGTTGGGCCTCGGACCCATCCCCAGCAGTTGGTCCTGGATCGCGACGAACTTGTCCTCCAGGTCCGAGTACATCGCCGTGGCGTACGTCGGCGAGTACCCCGTGCCGTACGGGTCCCGCAGCGAGCGGTTCAGCGTGAACCACAGCATGTTGTCGAAGTCGATGTGGTCAGCGAAGTACATGAAGTAGTCAATAAGCGGCGACGACACCCGCCGCACCGGGATCACGTACTGGGCGTAGAGTGGCCACATCACGATCGGCGGGGCATTCCTTGGCCCGACGGGGTAGAGCCACGACGAGCCGATCACGTCGCACTGGCGAACGATCAGGCTCAGCAGGCTGGCGCGGTCGAAGTAGCCGAAGCCGTCCGGGTTGTCCAGCGTCGTCAGGAAGGGGTGGGCAGCGATCTCGAAAGTCGTCTCGTGCGAAGCGGGAGCAAGGCGGGTGTGCTCAAGCCGGACGAGCCGCTTGAAGGCAGACCGCGTGACCTGCCGGGGCAGACAGTCGTCCAGCGGCTGGCGACCCCTGCCGGCGGTTCGCAGACCGTCGGGACGCGAGGTGTCCACGTACAGCCGGAGCGGCGTCCGCACAACCCCGTTGGCGTTGAGTGTGGCGCAGGTATAGATGATCGACTTGTACTTCTCAACTAATTCCCATGGCGAAGGCCCGCGGCGTGAATTAAACGCATCAAGCCATAATGGTCCGGGTAATATGGCAGTGCCAAGCGAGAAAGCCGCCTGGCGGAGTCAGCCTATCTGCCGCTCTACCAGACCTCCTTTCGATGAAGCCATCCGAAGATCGGATGTCAGTGTGAAATGCAAGTGTCGAGTGAGTGCCGTCCACTAAAGGTCTTTCCACCAATCCTTGTAACAGATTGACATGCTCGATTGCGTAGCAATGCCTGCTGTCTGTTTTAGGTAATCAATGGCTCTCTGAAGCCCATCTATGCTGTCGCCAAGTGCGCCGATGGCGCTGTTGCAGCGATTGCAGAGAATTCCGCGAACACGTCCAGTAGAGTGGTCATGGTCAACATCAAGCGAGATTTTATTCTTTCCCTGGTTTCGCTCTGTCCCACATATGGCGCAACAACCGCCCTGGGAAGCAAGGAGCCTGTTGTATTCTTCTATACTTATGTTGTATTTTCCACGGAGTTTCTGAACCCTTGCATTCTTGATCATCATCTGACGATATGACGGCGAATTGCAATACCGTTCCTGGACACAAGATCGTTCGCATTCGATGCATCTACGACTGATGCCATCTTTCTTGATATGGGATTGCGTCGGATAGAACTCGGCAATCGGCTTTATCGCTTTGCATGTATTGCACAATCGAAATCCATTAGGAATACGATCGCGATTACTTGGAACAATTCCGGGACCGACCCCAGAAGAGGGCGGATAATACAACGGCTTTTCCAGCGTGCGATAATTGCCGGTCCATGGTCTTTCTTCCTTCCTACTCCACACGCCAGCCGATGGTTTTCCAGGAAACCTTGCACGATGCCGATCAGCTATCGACACCCAATCAATGTTTGAAAGACGATCGTCAGTATTATTACCGTTGATACTGACTGCCCGCATACCTTTTGGACATGGCCCTTTGAATGCAGCAAGAATAAGACGGCGAAGCATTATATGTTTACCATCAATCCAGACAACGACATAACCATTCTTCTTTTCAACTGAACCTTTAACCCACTTCCATTTATCGCCAATTGCAGAAATCGACCCGCCGCCATCGTACTTTGATTTGTGAATACTAATACGCTTCGACCAGCACGAGCCATCATCGCCGAAACAATACCCATCCAAGCCTGGAATCGTACGAAATTCAGTGACTTGAGCCGGATCTTGCTGATTGACTGACTGCTCGTCGTCTTCCCAAAGCAGCCCTTGCGTGCTACGATCGTTCTCGGACATGGCAACCTCCTCATCAGGTGCTCTGTTCAGGGGTCCGCCCCGCACCACCGGGGCGTTCCCCACATCATATCAAAAATCGATGATTAAATCAACTCAGCCGGGTCCACCTTACATCGTCAATGGGCGTGTTCACGATGTCGTCCACCCTGGACTTCATCTGCTTGGCCACTGCCAGCTCGTTGGCCCGACCCCGGATCGCCGCCAGCACGTTCTGCCCCGGGCTGTTGTGACGATCGAACCAGAGCTCGTCCGGGTCATTCCTCACCATCACGATCGCGCATGGCTTGCACCGCCAGTTCTCCAGCTCGAAGTCCGCCAGCAGCCCTTTGCCCAGATCCATGGGCTGACCGCATCGAGGGCATGCTTGGCCCGGAATGGCTTCAGCCGTGGTTGTACCAGTGGTCATCGAATGGGTCTACATGGCGGGATCGCTGGCGTGCTATGGCTTCCTCTCGCTTGGCAACAGCTTCTTGCTCTTCTCGGATCTTGATTGATTCTTCAGGCTCAGCGGCTCCTCCGAACCTGCCGACCTCCGAAGCCGCATAGCCAAAGTTATCAACAATATCATCGTGAGTTCCATGGGGAAACGTCAGCAATTCTCGTTCGATAGCTTCCAGTTCGGCATGTCCTGCCGGCATATAGATCTGCCCAGCTTCCATACGAATCTGGGCAGGGATGCTCCTGGTCACCTTATCCACGTCGGCAATCAAGCTGCGAACGGTCAGTCCCTTCATGCGCACTTCGTGAGTCAGTAGGGAATGACCCAGGTTCTTTTCGATACCCATGTAATCGAGATCGTGCAGGTCATACATTCGTTTGAGTGATGGCACCAGAGCTGGCCCGCTCAGGTGTTCCCGGTGAATGTCCAGCAAGATCAGATCGCATTCTCGCGTGACAGCCCAGGCACAGATGACGGTGTAATCCGCCTCTTTCTTGGTACTCTCGGCGAGGTCGGCTGTGCCGAACCGGCGGCAATGGACACGCCGCACCACAGAATTCTCCAGCCGGAAGAATTCCTTGTCTCCGGTCCAGTACCGGAACCATGATTTCTTGAACAAGCCGCCTTCGGCTGGTGCCGGTCGCTGCTGGAATAAAGCCGCGAACTGGTAACTTCCCAGCACACGCTTCTTGGTTTCCAGGGCGAGAACGTCGAACCGTTCAGGCCAGAGGGCTTCGCCGACAGTACGTCCCAGAATATCGCCGTCTTCGGCGATGGCTGGCAAGTTCAAGATATCCCACTTCTCGCCGGATTCCTTGGCCTGCTGCAAGATCCGACCCGAGAGATCGTCTTCGTGCCATCGCGTCTGGATGATGATCAAGGCCCCGCCCGGCTCCAGCCTGGTGTAAGCAGTCGAGGTATACCAGGTCCACGTCTTTTCTCGCATCGTGATGCTGTTAGCTTCTTCGGCATTCTTGACGGGATCGTCAATGATCAGCAGGTCGGCTCCCTTGCCCGTCAAAGCCCCCCCGATGCCGCAGGTCTGCATGCCGCCAGCGTGATCGAGTAGATCCCAGTGATCCGCTGCCTTGGAATCTGAGCGAATCTGGAGATCGAACAACCGCTTGCCCACTCGTTCCATCAAATCCCGTGCCTTGCGTCCCCAGCTCGATGCGAATGACGCCTCGTAGCTGGCCAGAATGACGCGACGATCGGGAAACGTCGCCAGATACCACGCCGGAAAAAAACAGGATGCAAAGAGGCTTTTACCGTGACGGGGTGGCATCGTGATCATCAACCGGTTGATCTGCCCGGCTGAAATCGCGAGAAATTTCTGGTTGAGCAGCTTCAGGTGCGGTGCCCGGTTCCATAAGGGTTTCCCCACCAAGCTGGCGAAGTCCGCCGGGCTCCTTCTGGCTGCCTGCCGCTTGATCTGGTCCCGTTCGTTCTTCGGCAAGCTCGCGAGCACGCTCGGTAGCCCAGTGATCGAGCTCATCGTCGGAGAAATCATCGCTTTCCTCAACCTTTAGGTCCGCCTCCAGACGATCGGGCACCTTACCTTCGAGCCGTTCGATCAACTCCCGAAACCACACATATTCAGGCTTCCTGACTGCCCTGTTGCCGTTGATGTCCTTATATTCCAGCAGGTCCTTGCGCCCCGTGGCCATCGCCATGACGACAAGAGCGAGGTCCTTGTCGAACCCCTTCTCCTTGAGTAGCCGCTTGAATGCCGCCGTCAACGATCGCTTGCGGCTGCCGCCCTTGGGATTCCCTGGCTGACCCTTTTGCCATTTGACCAGGTGGTCTGTCTTGGGATTTGGATTTCCGCTTCTAGGCATAACGTGTTTATGACTACAAGTTTGCGTACTAGCAAGTCAACACGAAAATATTTTCCGAAAAATTGCTGCCTCGCTATTGACTCTTGCGAACATTATTCGTATTAATGCTGTCCTGGAATTCGCCAACGGCAAGCAACTGGGTATCTACGATCTAAAAACAGCCTGAATCAATCCTACTCAGCAGACAATTCGGCGGCGGGATCGAAGATCTGTCCCTGATCGTTCATCGCGAAGGTCAGGGCGACTTCGATCGACTCGCCGAACAGGTCTGTCTGCACCAAGCAGTGATCGCACTGGAACACGCGGTAGGAACCGTCATCATCATGAACGATCCCGGAAGCGACAAGCAAGCGTCCGCATTCAAGACACGGTACCTGATCTGGAGCACTTGTCATGGTTCGCGCTAGAAGTTATCCCCTGGAAAGTCTGGATGCCGGTCTGTTAGTCCGGCGCCGACTAGCTCTGAGTCTCACACAATCGCAACTGGCAGACCGCCTGGGCGTGACGCTACGAGCCCTGCAATACTGGGAAGCCTGCGAACGAAAGCCGCGCAAGACGGTCATGAAATTGCTGGACAGGATCTGGGAAGAAGCTGGCTTCACGACGACCGATCTGGCTTCCAGGAAGCCGTGAACTTACCATTGGTCTTGGTGCCGACTCGCTCTGGCGAACCAGCTCGCGACAGCAACCGCTGGACCTCCTCATCTTCCATACCCAGGATCTTCTGGATCTTGGCCCGGGAGAGACCGGCTTCATGAAGCTCTTGCACAATACGGGCCATGGGCAAGATCCCATGAACACCGCGAGCTCGGTTGTGGCGAATCGTGGACGCCTTGCGCTGCTCCAGGCTGCCCTCCACGAAGACGACCGGGACTCGCCCCGCCGTCCTGGCATAAATCGCCGGATTCTCGGACGCCTTCCAGCGATGCTCGCCATCCACGATGGTCATGGTCTCGCGATGCACGACAATAGGCTGAGTCCAGCCATCCTCCAGGATCGACAAGATCAACAGGCGGTGCTCGGGCGGTGCCTGGCTATTGGGATTGTAATCGTTGGGCTGGATTTCTGCCCGGTCGATCCAGACGATCTTATCGATGGGATACATTAGCTACTTCGTTCTTGATACGACGTTTGCGGGCCTTGATGTCCACCTTCTGCTGCTGGCGTTTCAGCTTGTTGCCGATGATCGCCAGCTTGGCAATCTCCCGCCAGCAGAACCCCGAGACCGGATGCGGCTCGATCTCTGGCAGCGGATCGGCGGTGTAATGGCCATGTTGTCCCACGAGTTGGCGGATCGCCTGGGCCAGTTCTTTCCGTTCGGACTCGGGCCATTTCAGAAGCTCGATGCGAATCTTCTCGGACCAGGAAGTTATGGAGCCGTCATTCATATTGCCAAAACCGTAAAGCTCCGAATTGGCGTACCGGACCGCCGTATTGACGCCGGGGACTCGTTCACACATCTTGTGCCAGAGATCGGGCCAGCAGATCGGGAAACACCAGAGCTTGCGCAGCGGCTGTTCCCCGAAAGCCGGTGAGCAGCGCTGATCCGCCAGAGATACACCAGCCTGATCCATGATATCATAAGCCCGGTTGTAATCCCAGCCAAAGAGATGGGGAGCCAGCCAGACATCCTCAGTTTTCCAGTCGTAGATCGGATAGGCTTTCTGGCTGGACTGGCTGAATTCGTCGGGACTGATGAATGCCAGATCACAATCTTTCTTGGTGATGATGGCCCGCAACCGCGTCAATGACTCCTGGGTCCGAATACCCATGATCTGGCAATAAGAACCCAGTGAAGCTGGCGTCAATTCGGTAGACATCTCGGCAATGGACGTGCGCAGCTTGTTATAATTCCATTGAGTGATGGCTCGGTCTGGCAATGGTCTGGCCCACCGATCGCGATCTTCAGGAGCCCATGGATACCAGATTGGCGAGGATGTCGAACAGGCGTTGCGCTGCTCGCAGGGCACGCAATACCACTCCAGGGCCACTTCGGGACGAGCCGCCACGCGGGCCATGTACTCGACGGTTTCGGGCGGGATACATTCCTCGTCCCAGAAGACAGTGCGAACTGGCAACTTGCCGAGTTCGCGGGCAACTTGAATTGTCAAATTCAAGCACGCCGTCGAATCCTTGCCACCTGAAAACTTGACCAGGACGTGATCAAACCGGTCATAACAGGTCCTGATCCGATCCAGAGCAGCATCGTAGCAATTCTGGTTCTGATACTGGATTTCAGCAGATCGTTTCATGATCGGAAGGAGCTACTCGATGTGTGGTATCTACGGCTTCGCTCGCATCACATCGCAGCCAGCACCGCTGGTTGAACTGGCGCGGATCGCCTCGATGGCATCATCACGGGGACAGGACGCCTGCGGCGCAGCAGCATGGCTGAACGAATCACTGGCGGTCCGTCGGGCTCTGGGTCCATTTTGCATGCATCCCGAAATCATCGAGGGACTGGACCAGGCTGTTTCAGTCATCGGCAATGCCCGGCTCGCCACCACGGGGACCTTCGATCTATCTGACGCTCAGCCAGTGACCTGTGGGCAGATTGCCGTGGTCCATAACGGCGTGATTCCCGGTCATCACCAGATCGCCAGGTATCGCCATCTGTCTCTGGCCACCAACTGCGACTCGGAAATCCTGGCCACGCTCATTCATGGCGAATCTGGAGATCCTTGCTCGCGACTCAGTAACGCCGTTTCCGTCATTCCCTCGGAGACACCATACGCCGTGCTGGCGATCATCGATGGAGCGTTATGGGTCGCCTGCCGCAAGATGCCACTCTATAGCCAGACCACGCCGACCGGCATTTACTTCTCTTCTCGCAAACCATGCTTCATGGGCTGCGATCCGGTGCCTGACGGAGTATGGGCGGCAGAACGCTTCGTCTCCAAGAACTTGCGAGCCGAAACGATCCGGGTCGCCGCTGTCTGAACGACCGAGGGATCGATGCTATCCACCTCTCGCCAGCCGTTCGCGATCGAACCGGTGTATTGCCGGGCTGCCCAGGCTCCCGTTCCCACCACGAAGCCGTTGGGCCACGTGTAAATAGGCGGCATCGGCAGATTGCGCCACGCGATCAGCGCCAGCACTTCAGCGTGAGTCCAGTCCGCCATGGGCGAATGGCGAAGAACGCCTTGCCGTTCGTACCAGTTCGCCCCCTTGGGTCCGATGTAATTGCCGTCTTCCCGGCGGCGACCCAGGATCATTCCGTCCAGCGAATAACGATGCACGACAAATCGTTGAGCCGTATGCTGGACCTTGCCAAACCACTTGGCTGCTGTGGCGGCGTCCTGAGGGAATAACATACCCAGGTTCTGGCATAGCCAGTTCAGATCCAGTCCCGTCTGAACTACCTCAAGATCCTCAGGCATGTTCTCGGTGACCCAGGACAGAAAGGCGGGATATTCCAGCCGGGTCATGGCAAAGCAGCAATGAGTAATACCGGCGCGACGACAGACTTCGGCGAGTGCAATGGAGTCCTTGCCGCCAGACCAGCCGAACCAGCAGCGCTTGCCAGCCCAGAATCGCTTGATCTCCTGAGCCGTGCGATCCGCCTTGGCCTCGATGTAGTCACGCCCTGTCAACGCCTTGGCGTGCTGCCACATCTGGACGAACACGGCATTGTCGGCAGTCTGCTTACGCACGGCGAGTACGGATCTCGTCTCGATACCTGGCGGAAACGCCTTCGACAATGGTTCGGTTCAGCATGGGATGATCTTCATCCGAAGGTCCCGTATCCGAGTCAGGATGCCAGGCCACCACGTCCATGCTCTGGGTCGTCGTCCTGAACTTGTGAACGCTTCCTGGAGTCATCGAGAAGACAGTCCCGGGAGTCAACGGCAATACACCATCTGGCGTCTCGCACTCACCACTCCCTTTATGAACGATACCCAGCCTGCAAGTGGGGTGAGTGTGAGCTGTCTGATCGATGCCTGGCGGGAAATGGAGGTGGTTCAGGCAAGGGTCGCCTTTGCGCAATGGAGCCAGGAGCAGGCTATCGGTACAACCATCGATATAGCACAATCGCCCAATCTTCTCGATGGGACCGCCCAGGAGAAAGATCCCCATGTAACCGTGCCGTTCCATCAAGATTCCGGAACCGCCCCGCAGATCGAAGTGGTCAGGAATCACGGCAAACATGCCTGGCAACAATGGAAACGCCAAGCCATGTTCGTAGCAAAATATTTCAGTGCAACCGGCATGGCAGAAGACATAAGCTGTGTCGCCAGGCGATTCCCACTCCAGGAATTCATGGGAAAAACTGCGCAGACTTGACGGGTAATCCGAGTCGAGCCCTGAGTAGTGGCATCCAGGTCTGAGCGAATACGTGGCGACGCTCATACCAACTCCTTCTGCAATTCAATGTACTCACTGGCAATCCGATGTAAAGCTTCTGGAGTTGTTTCGAGATTGTGCAATCCCTTGCAAAGCTTGATAGCCTCTCGCACGTCAGTGTCTTGCGACTCGGTGAAAACCACAACGAACGACTTGTAGCCAGCAGGGACTGACCCAGACGGAATCGATTCTTCTTCCTCGCCGCTATCTGAATCAATGATCTGGTCCAGCAATTCTTCAGTTTGCTGGCCCGAGACCCGCGCCAGCAAAGAATCAATCTCGCTCGCCGTGAAACCGATGGTGCCCAGATCGATACCTTCGATCCGCAAAGAGTCAACAGTTCCTGCTAATCCCTGATCGTCCCATGTCGCCAGTTCGGCAATCCGATTGTCCGCAATGGAGTACGCCGTCGCCTCTGCCGGACTCCAGTCATCCCGCTCCACGGCGACAAGCTGTCCTGGCGCCGGCTTGACGACCAGCACCTCCGCCACGCCAGCCGCCTGCGCCGCCTCCAGCGTGCCGTTCCCAGCCCGGACGACCTGCCTGCCATCCACGACGATGCTGCGGGCTGGCCCGAACTGCTTGAGGCTCGACTCCAGGGTCCGCCGCGCCCGCTCATCGCGGACGCGCACGTTGGCAGCGTCCGGCACCAGGTCGCCAATGGGCACGACCTTGATCGATGGCTCGCCGTTCTGTTCGGGCACGTCAACCTCCGTGGCTGGCGCCATTGGGCTGCATCGACGCCTGGACCGCGATCTGGACCTGCTTGCCCTGCCGGGCTGCCTCCGCGATCCCGGCTGCGAACGCGGCGGCGGCGTCCGGGTCCAGCACGAACGGGAACGAGCACTGGACGATCACGTTGGGACCGTCCCGCAGGATCTTGAGTTCCAGCTTGGGCTGCTCGGGCTTGGCGATCTGGCCTGGGATGATGATCTGGTCAGGCATGTGAAACCCCCGGCTGCGCCATGGGACGCAGCCGGGGCACCAAAAGGCTCGGAGAATCAATCATGCAGCCCGAGTTAAACTCCTGCTGGCGGGGACATGAGCTGTTCCCAGCCCGGACGCAAAACGCGGACACCCGGACGACCAACCCCGCGTCTGCGGACTCGCTCACGGCTTTGAGTTCCCAGGCTTGCCGGAAACGCCTGACTCGATGCGCTCCAGCCGCTCCAGCACGTCGGGGATCACGACTTCCTGGTTGTGTTTGATGGCGTGCAGCGTCTCCATGTTGTGCTCGATCTGCGATCGCAAGGCACCGATTCCCAGAGACCGCACCGCCAATATGATGATCACCACGAACACGACTACCGCGAAAATCGGTGGCACCCAGAATTCCCAGGTCAAGAATGCCTTGCGCACTTGCTTTCTTATCTCGAACCATCCGCTCGTCGTGTTGCTGTGTAGAGGTCTCTCCACTGCTTAACCTCTTCCAATAGCTCTTTGATCCGCGCCTCGGCACCCTCAAGATCCGACTGCGCCGCGTCCCGCTCTGCCTTGGCTTTGCTGGACTGGTGGGTCGTGTAGGCGCCGATGGCGGCGGTGGCGATCGTCGAGACGGCTCCGATGATGGCGAGATGGACTGTCGAGGACCCCGTGGCAACCGATTCGACTTCTGCCAAGAAATGGAATTGAGCCAGCAAGATTGCTGCCACGCCAGTGATCCCGGTAGCAGCACACAACTTTGCTTCGATCAACACAGCCCCACCTCATTGTGAAACCGAGTCTATATTTGCGATGCATCAACGGATTCCTGGGTCATTCTTGATTGCACTCCCGCTTGGAGTCAACTTCACTGGCGGACAGCCAGGAACGCAATACCGCTTCTCTGTCAATTATAGGTTGCCCCGCCAGCATGCACAGCTTGGCCTCCAGCACCACGGCATCACCCCGCCATGACCGTCACCATGAACCGCTGACCTAATATGGCTTCTCCTCAACTATACACTGCCCGGCACCCAGGCGCTCGCGTCCAGCCGCCGTTATGAACCCAATGTCTTTGGCGGCAACGAGTAGCGATCGCCGAATCCATTCTGCCGATACGCAACGGCGCAGCGGCAGCCACGACCCAGGTGTATTTACAGTGTATTGACAATGTATTACGCCGTCGGGTATAATTGAAAGCCATGAAACCCCGAAGACCCGCGAGCTTCCGCCTGACCGAGGAAGCATGTCGGCTGCTGGCCCAGGCGTCGCAACGCATGGGCGTCAGCCAGGCTGCCGTCATCGAGATCGCGGTGCGCAAGCTCGTTGAAGGACCACCAAAGCATGAGCAACATGGTGCCCGACCCGTACCACCCCGGGCTGAATGAGCTCCAGCGCCAGTCGGAGATCCTGTTGCACATGCAGCGGGAACTCATCGAGCTGCGCATCGCCGTCCAGCGGCTGGAACGACGCGTGACCCTGGCGTTCGCCCGCAGCGACGCCGAGACCAAGGAGAAGCACTGATGCTTGTGCTGTCACGGAGATTGAAGGAAGCCATCATCATCGGCGACCGCATCAAGGTCGTCGTCGTGGACATCCGCGGCGACCGCGTGCGGCTGGGCATCGAAGCACCCAATGACGTGGCTGTGGACCGCGAGGAGATATGGATCAGCAAGAGCAAGGAAGGAGAACGCCATGGGCTTCCCGAAAGCCGTCCCGATCAGCCTGGCAAGCGACCTGGACCTGATCGCCCGGTATGAGGCCATCCGTTGTCATCCTGGGCCACAAACGAACGAGATCCGCCGCCGGCTGGAGGACCGGCTACGGCAGGGCGGCGCCATCCGCGTCGGCGACCGCATCTACTGGTGGAGCCACGGCGAGCAATCGATCTTCAGGAGCGCCGCCCCGACCGTCATGCACCGCCGCAGGCACAAGCCCAGGAAGCCGGCGGAGCACAAGCCCCGCCTGCCCCGCATCTGCCAGTGCGTCATCGACATCCGCAACCCTCCGGCGCCATGGAGCTTCAACGATGACTGACCCGCACCTGATCGCCGACAACACCGTCATCACGCCCCGGGACCGCCAGCGCTGGCTGGCCCAGCGCAACAAGTCACTGGGCGGCAGCGACGCCGCCGTGATCGCCGGGATCACCGGCTCCCGTTTGAAACTCTGGCTTGAGAAAACCGGGAAACTGGAGGCCAAGGACGAGCCCAACGAGGCCATGCAGTGGGGCCTGCTGCTGGAAGATGACATCGCCGAGATGATCGAGCGCCGCACCAGCAACGCCATCGCCCGCACCCAAGTGTTCCGGCGCCACCCCGACTGCCCCTGGCTGACGGCAACCCTGGACGGCGTGGGGCTCAGCCAGGGCGAGATCTACGAGTTCAAGGCATGCGGCACCGGCGGGCACGGGGCCAGACTGGGCGACGACGGCGAGATCGAGTCCCTGCCGGAGCAATGGATCTTGCAGGCCCACCACCAGATGCTTGTCGCCAGGCAGACCATGGTCCGGTTCGCCGTGTTCGGGCCTGACCTCGCCCTGCGCATGTACCCGCTGCCCTTCGATGAGGAGCTCGGCGACCACTTGTTCGAGCTGGAGCAAGACTTCTGGTTCAACCACGTAGTGGCCAACGTCCCGCCCGCCGAGTTCAGCCATGGTGACGCCGCCGCGCTGACCGATGCCTACCGCAGCATGGACGACGTGTGGCTGGTCCTGGGTCACGACGCCACCAGGGCAGCAATGAACTACCAGGCGTTGGGCGCCCAGATCCGCGACCTGGAAGCCCGTCGAGAGGCGGAGCGTGCCCGGCTCCTGCTGGAGATCGGCAACGCCGCCGGCGCCGACCTGATGGACGGCTGGTCCGTCCAGCGCAAGGTGATCGAGGTCTCGTCCCACACCGTCAAGGCGAGCAGCCAGGTCCGGCTGTTCATCAAGGAGCCCAAGGAGCCATCATGAGCGAGAGGCAATCCATCATCCCAACCCCCGACCAGTTGAAGGCGGAGATCGCCTACCACAAGCAGCAGGTCGCGATCCTCCAGGCACACCTGCGCACGTGCCTGCGCCTCCAGGACCGCTACCAGCAAATCCTGTCCGTCATCAGCGACGACGGCAAACCCGAGGAGCCCACTGATGAGCCGAGTTGACGAGTCCGAAGTGATCGAGGTCGCCCACGTCCCGGTCCGGCTGGAGCCGACCGCCCTGGAGGCGGTCACCCGGGCGGAGATCGACATCCAGGTGGCGACCGCCAAGCGGTTCCCGCGATCCGTCCAGGGCTTCCTGGACGAGGCCAAGTCCATCGCCTGCCGCGACGCCCAGACCGCCGCGTCGTGCATCTACGCGCTGCCCCGGGGCAAGAACCCCGACGGCACCAGCAAGACCATCGAGGGTCCGTCTGTTCGATTGGCGGAGATCGCCGCCTACACCTTCGCCAACCTGCGGATAACCACCCGCATCACCCAGCAGACCGAGCGGTTTCTGGTGGCCCAGGCGACCGCCATCGACCTGGAGAAGAACGTGGGCGCCCAGATCGAGATCCGCCGCCGCATCACCGACGCCAAGGGACGTCCCTACAACGACGACATGATCGTGGTCACCGCCAACGCCGCGATCTCGATCGCCTATCGCAACGCCGTCTGGAAGGTCATCCCGGCGGCGCTGGTCAGCCAGATCTACCGGGCCTGCCGCAAGCTGGCGGGCGGCGAGGGTCGGTCCATCGATGACCGCCGGGCCAGCGTCCGCCAGTGGATCGACTCCATCGGCGTCAGCCCGTCGGAGATGTTCGACACCCTGGGCGTCAAGGGGTGGGAGGACATCGGGCTGGAGCAGATGGCGATCCTCGCCGGATTCATGACCGCCATTGAGGACGGCGAAACGACCGCCGATGCCGTGTTCCGACCGCGACCCGAGGGCGAGGAGGGTCATCCAGCGCAGCCCATCGGCAAGATCGAGCGGCTCAAGGGCAAGATCGCGCCCAAGGGCAAGAAGCCGGAAACGGCAGAGCTGCCCTTGCCGGCTGACGACAAGGAGCAGTGGGAAGAGGGGAGGGAATGATGTCAGGCGAAATCGACGCGATACGGGCCAGCGAGCTGGACTTGCTGGTTGAGCACGGCTGGTATTCCCACTACGTGGCCAACCCGCCAGACAGCGGCATCAACGCCCACACCCACGGGTTCCAGGGCAGCTACGACCACCACGACTTCCAGATCGTGCTGCCCCTGCCGGCAAGGATCTGCCACCAAGTGTTCCAGCGAATCGCCCAACGCCTGGCGAGTGGCGAGCAGTTCCTGCCGGGCGACACCAAGCAGAACGTGATCGAGGACTACCCCGTGATGATTGCGGCAGCCAGGGAGGGCATCCGCCCCGTCTGCCGCATCATCTTCCCCGACAAGGCAGGCGCCCTGGCCAGGGACGCCATGACCACCCCGCAGTTCAAGAGGCAATGGGAGGGCATCATCGATGACGGGAGAACAACCTGACGCCGCCCAGGCGTTCCTGGATGCCATGAGGTCCGACCAGCCTAAACCTGACCCATCGCCGTTCGTCGGCAGTGTCATCAAGCTGTGCCTCCAGTCGGCGAGGGACAGCCGATTCTCGGATGTCGAGCGGCAGGGTATGGCCCATGTCGCGAAGGCATTGCAGAGCTTGATGGAAGGCAACTGCAAGTTCCTGGCACACGCCATCGCGGTCATCCTATTCCTCAAGGGAAACGACGAGCTCTGGTGCAAGTTCAATGAGATGCTCAACGAACTCCTCAAGGAGAACCTGGTCGTCGTTCAACTGGCGATGCACGGGATGAAGGAACACATCGGGGAGGAATGACCCATGGGCATGACCAAGATTCAATGGACAGCCACTGTTAGACCGGACGGGACAACCCACCCTGGCTACACGTTCAACCCAGTTAGGGGATGCACAAAAATATCAGACGGTTGCACAAATTGCTATGCCGAGAAGCAATCGCACCGCAACCCCGCCATCCTGGGCGAGTGGGGACCCAAGGGCACTCGGGCGGTGGGCACGGACGCGTACTGGCGGCAGCCGTTCAAGTGGAACCGGGATGCCGCCAAGCTGGGCGAGCGGCACCGCGTCTTCTGCGCCAGTCTGTCGGACTGGCTTGAAGACCACCCAGCGTGGCTGGAGCCACGAGCCCGGCTGATGTCCACGATCCGGCAGACAGAGGACCTCGACTGGCTCCTGCTGACGAAAAGGGTGGGCAACTTCAATCATCTGCTGCGGTCGAGCATCGAGGTCATCGAACGAGTCTTGTCAGGCGAAAAGGAGTTCCCATCGAAACTGACTGCCCCGATCGCCACCCACCGCATGGTGACGAACTGGCTGCACGGCAAAGCACCAGACAACGTGTGGATTGGTGTGTCGGTCGAAAACGAGGAGACAGCCTGGGAACGAATCCCCGTGCTCCAGAATACAACAGCCCGAATCCGATTCCTGAGCGTCGAGCCCCTGTTGGAGAATGTCGATCTAGGCGACCTCTTCGGCATTTCCTGGCTAATCGTCGGCGGGGAGTCTGGCCCCAAGGCCCGACCCTGTAACATCACCTGGATCAGGTCCATCATCCAGCAGTGCCAGTCAGCCGGCGTCCCGTGCTTCGTCAAGCAGCTCGGCTCTCGCCCCTTCGAGTGGAATGGCGAGGGCGTCCGCTACGACGACCATACGTACTTCAAGGTGTTCGATCCCAAGGGCGGCGAGCCCGACGAGTGGCCCACAGACCTCTGCGTCCGCGAGTTCCCGGAAGGATCATCATGAGCAGCAATGAACCCGAACTACGCCTGATCGTCCTCAACGACCGCTGCCTGGCCATCACCAAGGCCCTCGATCCGTTCGGGAAGGACCTGGGCCAAGACATGCAATGGGACGTCAACACCGCGGCGGCAGCCCACTTCATCGCGGCGACGCGGGCCTGCATGCGGGGCATGGACCTCGACGGCGATCACCGCGAACTCGTCGCGATGGCGGCAAGTGCCGCGATCGAAACTGTGGATCAGATCCTCACCGGCAAGCAGGCGGGAGTCACCGATGCGTAATTTCAAGATTGGGCAACGGATTCGGGTCATCGACGATGATTTCTCAGGGCCATTGAAAGGACGAACCGGCACCGTTCACCGGTTGAGACGCGCAGGCAATGCCTGGATTTGCATGGACGATGACCTGCCGATCGAGTTGCAGTCATTCGATCGAGGCGATCCTCGATTTCGCCATATCATCATCGACCCAGATGAATGCGTGGCCATCGAGGAGCCGACCTAAGATCGCCCCGGAGTCCTCGCCATGACTATCATGCCCTGGGGCAAGTACAAGGGCGAGCCCCTGGACAGCCTGCCTGACTGGTATCTCGGCTGGGTGGCGACGGAGTTCTCCGTCAAGGCCATCCGCCGCGCCGCCATCGAGGAGCTGAACCGCCGCCAACAGAAAGATAAGGAATGGCAGGAGTTCCTGGCCCAGTGCCGCGTCGAGGTTGTCGAACTGTCCGCGTTGCTGGAGCAGCACTACGGCTGCGACCCCGATGACTGCGAGGTCGCCGCCAAGCGGCTGGACCTGCTAGAGAGACTGGGAATTCTTAGGCAGGCATTGATGGATGCCGAATGCCTGGTATAGACTTTCCCGAAAAAAGATATTAAGGTATATCGCATGATACTTACAACCTGCAAAATGCCGCCCGATCTGCTCCGACGGCTCAAGCTGGAATCGAAGCGGACCGGGGCGCCTCAAGCCGAGATCACCAGGCGAGCCCTGGATGAATATCTCAGGCGCCAAGAACAAGAGGGACAGAGCAAACATCGCTCTAAACAGGAGGACCAATTCTGTGAAGTGGTTCAAGATGTGGTGCGAAGCACGCAATGATGCAAAACTGCGAAGCCTGTCTGATGCCGAACACCGGCTCTGGTTCCAGTTGCTCTGCCTGGCTGGAGAACAGGACCCTCCTGGTGTCATCACGATGATTCCCAGGTTACTGAAAATCGAAGTAGGATCGTTTAACGAGACTAACGACTCGTTTAACGACTCGTTAATTTCGTTAAACTCGTTAGCGCTCGTTAATGCCTCGTTCGACGATTCCGGGAATGTCACGATCGTTTTTCCGGCATATGAAAAACGACAGCGAAAATATCCTTCAGATTCACCGGAACGAGTCAAGGCGAGAGTTGCTAAACACTTTAAAAATAAGAGGTTAGGAAACAAGAAATCGTTAAACGAGTCGTTAGAGTCGTTAAACGAGTCGTTAAACGAATCGTTAACGAGCCAAAACGACAGATTACAGATTACAGAAGAGAGAGAAGAATTCCCCCTATTATCCCCCCTTTTGAAAGCAACTGAAGAAGAAAAGTCAGCCGAGAAGGCACCGTCGGTCAAAACGATCCTGCTGCCGGATTGGCTGCCACGGGAAGAGTGGGCTGAATTCGTGGCGATGCGGAAGTCGATGCGGAACGTTCCCTTTGGCCCGGCTGCCGTGAAACGCAACCTGGACGATCTTGCACGCTTGCGTGAGCAGGGTTACGACCCTGCCGTAGTTTTGCGGCAATCTGTCGCGCGAGGCTATCGCGGCGTCTGCCCCGTGAATAACGACAGGCAACATGGTCACCAGGACAAGCCCAGGCCCAAACCAGAGCCGACCCGATACCTGCCGCAAGCTCAGCCAGGCGACATCTTCTGGGAAAACGCGAAACGCATGCGAGAGATCTGGACGAACCCATCACCTCCGAAGCCGTCCCAACCAGAGCGGCGTCCCATGAAGATCGACCCATCCCGTATCGTGAGCTATGACGACGGTCCCGATGATTCTGCCAATGGAATCCAAACCGATGACGACACCCTACGAAGTCGCCCTGCTGGCGAGGGAGTTAGGACTGAGCCCGATTCCGCCGCGTCCGAACGGCAGTAAGGCGCCGCTGGCTGATGAGTCAGACGGTTCGGACGAGCATGGCTGGAAATCCTTCCAGACGCGCCCGGCGTCGATCGGGCAGATCCAGGATTGGTACGAGCGACGAGGTTTGACTGGCGTGGGTCTCGCGACCGGCTACGGCGACCTGGAAATGTTCGAGTTTGATGATGGCGAGACTTACGAACGGTTTAAAGAGGCAGCGGTCGTGATCGGGCTGGGCCTGCTAGTCGAAGCCCTTGAGGGCGGCTATCTGGAGACAACCCCTGGTGGCGGCGTGCATTGGCTGTATCTGTGCGAGGAGGTCCTGAGCAACACCAAGCTGGCGGAACGTCCGATTCCGGGCAAGCCACACCAGCGCAAGGTCTTGATCGAAACGCGCGGCTCGGGCGGCTACGTGGTAATCGCGCCCAGCCATGGCAAGGTCCACCCGAGCGGCAAGCCGTACCGACTGCTCAGGGGTGGGCTGCAATCTCTGATCCGGCTCAGCAAGCAGGATCGGCAGTCGCTGTGGGATCTTGCTAGGACCTTCGATGAGATGCCGGCGACGATCGGACGCGAGCAGGAGGAGCGACCTGGCGAGGAGTTCGAGCGCTCCCATACATGGGAGGATCTGCTGGAGCCGCTGGGCTGGGTCAAGGCGTTCGTTCGGGGCAATGTGACCTATTGGCGACGCCCCGGCAAAGACGAGGGGATCTCGGCGACAACTGGCCATTGCAAGGGGTTGTACGTGTTCTCCACCTCGACGGCATTCGAGCCTCGCAAGTCGTATACCCGGTTCGGCGCTTATGCTCGGCTGCACCATGGGGACGACCATCGAGCCGCTGCCCGCCATCTGGCGGAAGAGCAGAGACAGCAGGGCACCAGGCGAGCAGCGCCGCAAGTCCTCAGAACCCAGATGGTGCCGGCGCCGCCGGTCGGTGCGCCGTTCGACCCATCAGCCGAGGATGCCCTGGTCGGCTCGTGCCTGTGGGATTGCCGGATGATCGACGAGGCATCCCCGATCGTGGAGCCCGGCGACATCTTCCAGGCACGCCAATCCGAAATATGGGGGTTCATGATCGACCTCATGACCCGAGCTGGAACCGTCGATGCCGTAACGCTGGGCCATGCCTTGAGGCAGCAGGGTCGTTTGGAAGCGGTCGGCGGCAAGGACTTCCTGCACCAACTCAAGAGCACCGTCATCCATGGCGGGCATGCCCGGGAGTATGCCGTCATTGTCCGCGAGAAGGCGATCCTGCGCCGGCTAGTCGAGGCGATGCAGGACGGACTCAAAGTGGCAGCATCGGAGCGGTGCGTCGCCTCGGACCTGCTCTGCGATGTCGAAGAGCGGATCTTCGCCGTGTCAGAGCGGCACGGGATGGACGCCTTGAGCAGCATGGATATCGCCATCGACGAGGCATGGGCGCGGATGGGGGTGCGAGCCCACGATGAACTCCTGGGGCTCACTGTGGGATTCCCAGACATGGATCGGTGCCTGCTTGGTCTGCAACGCGGGCAACTGATCATCCTGGCGGCACGACCCAGCATCGGCAAGACGAGCCTGGCGGTGGACATCATGCGGCTCGTCGCCGGGACCGGCAAGGTCATTCTGTTCTTCTCGCTGGAGACATCCCGGCAATCACTGACCGACAAGATGATCGTCTCATCATCTGGAGTGGCGCGCGACGTTTATGCCTGCCCGAAGAAACAAACCGGGGCACAAACCCTGGCTATCGCCAGGGCATGCGAGACCCTCCATGGACTGCCGATCTGGATCGACGACACGCCCAGCCGCACGACCGCCCAGATGTCGGCTATTGCCAGGCGGCTCAAGCGACAGCGTGGCCTGGACCTGATCATCGTTGATTACCTCCAACTGATCAACGGGCAAGCGAAGCGGAATGACAACCGGGCTGAGGAGATATCCAAGGTAAGCCGCATGCTCAAGGCGATGGCGAAGACGATCAACGTGCCAGTCCTTGCCCTGTGCCAGCTAAACCGCCAGGTCGAGGGTCGGGCAGACCACAAGCCAAAGCTGTGGGATCTACGCGAATCGGGATCGATCGAGCAGGATGCCGACATCGTGCTGCTATTACACCGCCCGGAGTTCTACGATTCCCAGGAGCGACCCGGCGAGGCGGACATCGACGTGGCGAAGAACCGTGACGGCGCAACCGGCATCGTGCGGCTGACGTTCGAGAAGGAGTTCGCCAGGTTCAGCAGCGTGGCAATCCAACGAGAGAATGGCCATGTTGAAGATACCCCATATTGAGGCGAGTAAATGACGGCGGAACTGCGCCCATTCGACGGCTGCGAACATCCCAAGGTTGTCCTGGCCAAACGCCCCGTTGGAGCCGGCGCATCGGGCATCCAATATGTGCGGTGGTGCCAAAAGTGCGGGGCCACCTCATCGGCGATTCCTTACCGGAAGCTCCTGGCCACAGAGAAAAATGCCGCCATCGACCTTGATCCGGCGCTTCGCGAAAAGTGGCGGAGAGATCGCTTTGACCAGTCAACGCGAGAATGGCGGGAGAAGAACGACAAAACGACGTCAGAACGAAAGAAATTCTATGATGAATACATGAGATCAGAGAAATGGCAGGAAATCAGGCAACTCATCCTGCAACGGGATAACTACCAGTGCCAGGGATGTCGGCAACGACGAGCAGTTCAGGTTCACCATTTGACATACGCCCATTTGGGCGACGAATTCCTGTTCGAGCTGATCTCTGTTTGCATGGAATGTCACCACAGGCTTCATCCTGAACATCAGTCTGACTGGAACGATGACGAAAGCAACGACCCAACATGGGATGACATGGAAGACAACCCACCAGGTCAGGACTGCGATCTCGACGATTGGGATCTTGAGGATCAAACAGCATGTCCCAAGTCCTGATCACCGGCGACCGCCGCTGGCAGTGCCTGCACGTCGCACGCGTCATAATCGGACGATTGTGGAATAAATATGGATCTAAAATGGTTATAGTTCATGGCGACGCCCCAGGCGTGGACCACTCGTTTGAACAGGCTTGCTTGGAGATGCGTGTGTCCACCGAACCGCACCCTGCCGACTGGCGGCGCCACGGCAACGCGGCGGGTCCCATCCGCAACGCCGAGATGATCGCCAGCGGCGTTGATTTCTGCGTCGCCGTCCACCGCAACCTGGCCCGCAGCAGGGGCACTCTGGATTGCGTCCGCCGCTGCTGGGAGGTCGGCATCCCCGTGTACCTCGTCGAATCCAACGATGTCCAGGTCCGCCGCATCCGCGGGATGGAAGACCTGCTTCCCCAGGAGTCCCCTGCATGAACTTCCGCCACTGCAACCTGCCGGCGCCGCCGCCCGTCCGTGTCGCCCTGATGCCGTGCGAGCTGGACTTCATCAAGGATGTCGCCGAGAAGAGGGCGAGACACCGACAGTACGAGAAGCGCAAGGATCGCTGGGCCAAGAGCTACATTCGCGCCGGTCGCAACGGGCTGGACGGTTCCACGACGGCGATCTTCACGGGCACCTGCGGCGAGTTCGCATTGTGCTCCATCGCCAACGACCACTTCGGACGGATCGTGGCCCGGCTGGACACCCGCCTGCGCAAGCGAGGCGACGACGGCGCGGACGTGATCATCTTCGGCATCCGCCATCAGGTCAAGACACGCACGTGCTTCCGCGAGAACAACTTCATCACCACCGTCAACGACAAGGGGGTCAAGCTCGACATCTTCAAGTCCCACATCACCGTGTTCATCGAGTTCAACGACAACAGCCGCAACGTCGTCGATGTCCTAGGCTGGGTCCACACCAGGAGCCTCAAGAGGTATCCCGACATCCCCCCAGCAGCGCCCAAAGGCAAGCACAAGATGCTGGAAGTCCCCAACGGGCACCTGCTGCCCATGTACCGCCTGATGGAGTTCCTGGAACTCCGCGACCCTGAGCGTAAAGTCCGTCGTTATCCCAAGTATCAAGGAGCAATCGCATGGCAGTCGCACTAGACAACGACAAGCACATCGCCTCGCAATCCGATCTGACTCGCATCGAGAACCAGGTCACGCCCCGCCAGCGGGAGGTCCTGGACTTCATCCGGTCCCACTACCGCGAGCAAGGCATCCCGCCGTCGCTGCGGGAGATCTGCGCCGCCATGAACATCGCCAGCCCCAACGGCGTCATGACCCATGTCCGCGTCCTGCGGAAGCACGGCTTGCTTCGCCATCTCGACGCCAAGGTTTCACACAGCCTGATCCCAACCGTCCCCGACGGCTGTTGCCCGTGTTGCGGCAGGAGGAGTGCGCCATGATCACCTGCCCCAACTGCCGCCAGGCGCTCCGCAAGGCCAGCCGACCCGTCCATGCCGGCAGCCGGGTCCGCTGTGCCAAGTGCTGCCACGTGTTCCGGGTCAACGGCGTCCCGCTCGGTCCCTGGGTTCGCCTGGACAAGCCCCAGCCGCCGCCGCTGCCGCCGGTGCTTCACGAGCGGGTTGCCGACCGCTGGCAAGCCGTGGCCACCTCCCGCGAGGCGCTGGCCCCGTCGTCCGCCTACCACGCCCGGCTGCGCGGCGGCAGACAGCCGGCGTGGTCCGCCAACCGCCGCTTCGCCAGCGTCGTCATGGTGGGCATCGTCCTGGGATTCCTGTACGTCGTCGGAGCCTGGTTCCATGCTCAGCTCGTGGTCCTGGACAAGACCGGTGAGATCCTGCACCAACGGCGCCGCCCGCAGCCGCCGCCCACCCGTGCCTGGGCCAATCGACCGCACCTTGCCCCAGGAGCAACCCGCCGTGCGCCACGATGAACTGACCGCCAGGTGCAAGCGACCTGCCGGATGGGCTCCGTCGGAATGCCAGGGCGACCTTGAGTTTCGCAGGTTTGTACGCGGAGACGGCGAATTTAACATTTTCATTGGAATCTGCCTGCTCTGTGGCAACACTCTATCGGTCGAGATTCATTCTGACGACATTCTGATCTTGCGGAACGACTGGGCGAAAAAGACATTGACTCCCAGGACTACAATCGATTACAATTGATGCCATGAAACCCCGGACCTACGAATCAACGCCGTGCGACCTGGTGACCTGGCATGCCCGTGACGAGGCGGACAACCTGGCGGTCCACCAATTCATCGTCGAGCACTCGATGGCGCCGATCGGTCGCTTTGGCTTCGGGTCGCCCACGATGTTCGGCGGTTGCTTCAAGCCTGAAGATGCCAAGAAGCTGCGGGTGTTCCTGGAGAAGCAAGGATTCACGCGAGTCTAGCATGCCCAAGAGCCAACCCATCACAATCCGGTTGTCGCCCGATGGCTTTCGCATCCTCAAGCAGCACGTCAAGGTCAACGGTGTTTCTCGATCCGCCGTGGTAGAGTTAGCGCTGCGACGGCTGGATGACGACGAGCAGATCGAGCGGCGGCTGGAGATGATCGAAAACCAGCTTCGGGAGATGTCATGAGCAATTGGCTGCTAATCGTGCCTGCCGTCGCCGTTGTGATGGGCGTGGCCTTGATCGTTGACATCATTCGCAGGGAGTTCCGAATCCGACATCTCAAGAAGCAGATTAACTGCGAGGAGACAACCCATGCCCCGCAACACCGACATCCACCAGTTCAAGTTAGAGACCCTCCTGCTCCTCGATGACGGCATCATCGCCAAGCAGTGGGACCAGGAACTCCAACAGATTGCGCTGGACTGCGACAGCCGCGCCCTCGACAACCGACCCCGCGAGATCACCCTCAAGCTGACCCTGACGCCCATCACCGACAACCACGGCGAGTGCGTGGAGGTCAAGAGCGAGTTCGACGTGACCAGCAAGCGCCCATCGCACCGCAGCCGAGCCTACTCCATGGCCATGCGGCGCGGCGGCATGCTGGTGTTCAACAACCTGTCGCTGGGCAATGCCAACCAGCAGACGCTCGACATCGATGACGAGGAGTGAGTCATGCTGAAAGAAGCGATTGACGCCATCAAGGCGATGGCGATCAAGAACGTCGAGCCCAAGTGGATCGACAACAATGGCAACAAGGGCGAGTCGATCTGCCTGATGGCGGATGGCACCCAGGTCAAGATCGCGCTGGACCCGCCGCCACGCGAGCACATCGTCAACAGCCTGGAGGACTTCATCGCCATCGCCACCCACTTCGATGGCATCACCGAATCCGTGGTCGTCTGGCACGACCTGGATGAAGTTGTCGCCGTGCTGGATGACGGCGACCACCGCCAGGAGACCGTGATGTTCGAGTTGAAGTCGTCGGACCAGTACGTCAAACTGGTCGAGATCAACAACCGGAAGTTCGACCAGAAATCGTTCATCCGCCTGCTCCGCATCGATCTGGCAGGCTGCCTGCCCGTCATGACCCTACTGGACCCGGTGCGGCACGTGACCATCGAGAACGGCACGCTGACCCAGAGCGCCGTCGAGAAACAACGGGAGTCGATCGACCGCACCGTCAAGGCCCAGGTCCGGGCCAAGGTCGAACTGCCCGAAGAGGTCACGCTCAGCGTGCCGATCTACAAGACCCGTGGCGAGGATGCCCCGTACCCGTTCAGGATGTTCGTCGAGGTCGAGCCCATGGACTCCCAGCCGTTCCGGCTGACGGCATACCCTAACGAGCATGAGCGGGTGCTGGGATTGCATCTCGCCGACATGGCGGCACGCTTGAAAGCCGGACTGCCGGATACGGTTCGGGTTTACCACGGGACGCCGTGATTAACCAACCAGGACCGTCCCTGGTGCGACGGGCGGTCCTGGGTCGATAGATTTACCGTCCTGGCTCAACGATGGCACCAGCGGGCGATTAGACGCCCTCCTGACCGCGACTGGAGTACGCATGGCAATCGACGCCCTGACCCTGGACGAGATCGACCGGCGGTTGGCAAACGGAGCGGCAGACCTCTTTCAGCCTGATATCAATGCAGCCATGCGGGAATATCGCATCGCATGCCATCCTGACCGCTTCGGCGCGGACCCACGCCAGATGCGGCGGGCGCTGGCCCTGTTCGCCCGCATCGAGGCGGCGAAGGAGCTGGCAGAAAAACCGGTCATCATCAGGTCGCCCAAACGCAAATATGCCGTCACCGGTCAGGTCGCCATCGGCGACGTGGCGGACGTGCTGGCGGCGGAGTCCGGCGGTAAGGAGTACCTGCTCAAGTGCTCCCGCACCGGCGAGGGCGCCGCAGTCCTGGCCAACGAGGCGGCGGTCCTGCGGGAAGTCCTCAAGGCGGCGGGGACGACCAACTATGCCCGATACCTGCCGACCCTGTGCGAGTCGTTCGCGGTCAGAGATACGTGTGCCAAGACCGTCAACGTGTTCCTGGCTGAGGATGGCTTGATGTCGCTGGTCGAGGTCCACGACCGCAAGCCCGCCCTGGACGGTCGCCACGTGGCCTGGGTGTTCAAGCGGACCCTGACCATCCTGGGCCTGGTCCACCGGGCAGGCTTCGTCCACGGCGCCGTGCTGCCGCCGCACCTGCTCATCAGCCCGCCCAACCACGGGCTGCGGCTGGTCGGCTGGGGCCAGGCGGTCAAATCCGGCAGCCCCGTCAAGCATCTGCTGGCGGCGTGGCGGACGATCGCCTACCCGCCGGAGGTCGCCAGCCGGGGCAACGCGTTCCCCGCCACGG